AGACTATGCGTCTGCCCTGCTAAAGAACGTAGCCATCGCAGATGGCACTGAGGTAATTTTTGAATCTACTGCCCGTGGGGTGGGTGGTTTCTTCTACCAAATGTTTTGGGATGCTTATGACTCTACCAGTGGAACAGGATACGAAGCAGACTTCTTCCCGTGGTACGTATTTGAAAGTTACACGAAACCGTTTGCTAATGAAGAGGAGAAGGAAGCATTCGGGCAATCACTCGGCAACGATCCTCGCTACGGAGGGGAAGAAGAAATTCGCTTGCTTGAGGAGGTAGCCACCTATGATTTAGGAGAGGAGGGGGTTTCAAGTTTCGGAGTCACACTGGAACATCTCCACTGGCGTAGGCAAGCCATTGATATTAACTGTCAGGGTAGGATTGAGGATTTCCATCAGGACTATCCTACTTCTGCTAGAGAATCATTTTTAGCTTCAGGAAGAATGGTATTTGACCGGAATCTGTTAGAAAGGATACGTCAGAGAGTAGAATCGCAACCAGCACCAGAAAAGTACAATATAGTCACGAACCGATACCATGACGGGGGTGCACCCTTGTATCGGATGGAACCAGCAGAATTCGGAGAACTAGAAGTGTTTCGATCCCCGTCACCCGGTCTAGAATACCGAATCGGGGTAGACGTTAGCGAGGGGATAGAAGTCAATGACCGTGATACCGACTACTCGGTGGCAGTTGTGCTGGATGCACTGTCTGCCGACCAAGTAGCACTGCTAAGAACCAAGACAGACCCAGACCTTTTAGCATGGAAGGTAACCACCTTAGCGCAATATTACAATGAAGCAATGGTGGTAGTTGAGCGTAACAACCACGGACTCGTCACTCTCCGCAGCCTGTTGGACAAACACAATTATACCCATCTGTATAATGAGGTGAAGCAGGATGAAAGAACCACAAGAAGAACTAAGCGAGTTGGGTTTCTAACAACGATTAGAACTAGACCTCAACTGGTGGATATACTTAGAGAGATGCTAAGAACAGAGGAGTTGCTAATTAGATCTCCAAAGATCATTGACGAACTTATGACATTTGTTATACTATCTAACGGAAAAGAAGCTGCTAATTATGGGAGTCATGACGATTGCGTGATGGCCCTAGCACTAGCAGCATGGGGCTTTGTCAAGCATCCAGCCCAACATGATTTTAGCACATTCACTGCTGCTAAACCTGTTCGCAGAAGTCTTTTCCAACACGTAACACCAGAAACAAGACCAACTCATGCTTGAACAAGCAGACCCATCAGCATCAGGAATAGGTAGTGATAGTCTCGCTACTTTGGTGCGTGAGAAGTTTGAGAAAGCTAGGAACTTTAGACAGAACATAGAAGTAGAACGGTGGCTACCCGGAGAAGACGCCTTTAATGGGGTCTTTGACAATACTCCTTACAGTACGGACAATGCGCCTTCAAGACCTCCTTTTATGGCAATTACACGAAGGGAAGTCAGTTCTGCTCACATTAAGATCAACGCTATGCTGTTTCGCAATGGAGAGATTCCTTTTGCGATTCAACCAACCCGTTATCCACGATTTATCCCTTCTGATATTCATCAGTTTGCAGAAGGCATGGCTGAGATGACAGATCGGGAGCGTCAAGAATATCTAAAGGCGCTAAGACAAGAACTCCCTGTTGACGAGATTCTAAAGGATAGAGCCGCAAACATTGAGAACCGAATTCGAGATATTCTGGATAAAACTAAATTTACATCAGAAATCTCCAAGGCGATTCATGAATTGATTCTACATGGTACAGGGGTAATGAAATCTCCTGTGCTACAAAGGCGGAACTACCCTGTATATAAAGGACGATACGCCAACCGTTTACAGAAGATTGAATCCGCAATTCAAGAAGAGTATGTACCCTCTGCTAAGTTTGTTAGCATCTTTGATTTGTATCCAAGTCCAGAAGCAGAGAATGTTGGGGATCTAAGCTACATCATTGAGCGCAGACAACTATCCTCTGTACAGGTCAGGCAACTACTGACCGAGGAAGCTGGGTATGACGAAGAAGCAGTAGCTGATGTTTTAGAACGTAAAGTTTATTCCCGTGGGACTCCGGTGGGTCAACCCTTAAATCCTCATCAAGAAAGTTATCAAGAAGAGGAGAAGGAGTATGAGCTATTGGAATTCTGGGGAACTCTGGATGTAGATGACCTAGAAGGTGTGATTGATAGCGAGGAGTTTGGGGAGCTAAGTATTATCCCTGTCTGCGTTTACGTGCTGGGGGATAAGACAGTCAAGGCAACGATCTCTCCGTATGACGGAATGCTACCCTACCACTTCGGGTACTGGCAGCAAGTGCCTCATAGCATCTGGGGAGATGGAATCTTCTGGTCGATTCGAGACATTCAGTCTCTGCTAAACTTTAGCATGGCTATGTATGTCGAGGGGAAACAGCTATCCAGTATGCCAATTCTGGCAGTTGACCCCAGCCAGATCAAGCACGGACAGGATCTAACCCAGCTAACTCCGGGTATGCCAATAGAGTTTGCTCCGGGTACAGACATCAATAGCGCCTTTAGACCAATTATCATCCCTGATGTAACACATGGACTGATGGATATGATGCAGTTCCTTCAACGAGAAGCGAACTTATCATCAGGTCAATCACCAATTGGCATGGGAGAATCTGCTAGCTATCAGTCTAAAACGGCAACAGGGATGAGTATCCTCAATACAAATTCCCAAAAGCAGACTGCTTCTGTCATTCAGAGCATCTCCCACATCCTGCAGGGTTCCATTGATGGAATCTATCGTTGGATTTTAGTAGATAGTGATGATCCAAACCTACACTGTGATGCAGAAGCAATCTGTACAGGGTACGAAAGGTTTGTAGCAGAGGAAATTCACAACCAGCAGATGTTGCAATTCCTGCAGATTGTGATGAATGTACCAAATTTAGTACAGATGATTCGGCTGGATCGATTCGCTAAGCCGATGCTAAGAGCATTTAGCTTAGATCCTGAAGAAATGCTAAAGACTCCACAGGAAAGACAGCAGGAACAGCAGTCTTCCCAGCAGCAAGTGATGGAGCAGATGCAGCTTCAGGCTCAGGCAAAGGCAATGGAAGCCCAAATCGACCAACAAAATTCCAGAATGCAAGCTGCACTGGATGAAAGATTAGCGATTGGGGAGCAGAGAAGGGAGCTAGAGATCAAAAAAATCCTGATGATGCTAGAAGCTGGGGTTGACCCCGGCCCCATTTCAGACTTTAGCGACCTGAGTGTGCTGCTAAAAGAAGAACTACAAGAGATTCAACGCAGAAAAGCAGAAGCCCAACTGCAAATGGAGCAACAACAACAGATTGCAATGGCCCAACAGGATAGAAATGCTGCCTCACGAACTCCAACCGTTCCCGATGACACCGGAAGAAATCCAAATCCTCGGTCGAAGCAGAGAGTGGCAGCACCTCAAAGGGTATTTGACGCAACGAGTGCAGCAAGAAATGGACAGATTAGCCCGTCCGGTAACCCCGGAGGACTTAGCTGACCATAATTTACGGGTCGGGAAGGTTTTAGCGTTCAAAGAACTGCTGGAATACCCGGAACGGAACTCCAAAAAGTGAGATTATGGAAGATCTTAACGACCAGAATCCGATTGAATCGGAGGAATCAACAGAGGAAACCCCTTCTGTAGCGGAAGAGCAAGCTTCTCCGCAGTTCGACCCCAAGGAGTATTGGTCAAAGTTGACAGATCCTTCTGTCAAGGTCGAGGAAGATTCGGAAACCCCGAAAGAAGTAGTAGTTGAGCAAGAGGCTAAGGAAAAATCTAAGCCGAAAGAGGCATCAGAACCTGTTGACCCACTAGCAAATGACCCAAAGTTAGTGAAAAGGTTTCGTGACTCCCAAAATTTTATTGCCACGCTAAAAGATGAGAACAAAAACCTAACTCAGCAGTTAGCAGATCTAAAATCTCAGATGAATTCTCTGTCTGAAGTAGTACAAGCTAAGCAGGAAACCCCTTCTCAGCCTGTTACTCAAGGACAAGTGAACGAAGTCTTCCAAGATATTATGGATCAACTGCCTGATTCGGTGAAAGAAGAAGTAGAAACGTTCCCTGAGCTTTTTAAGGGGATCGATCTGCTGATCAAGCACAGATTATCATCTGCTAACAAGGCAATAGAAGGAGATTTGGAGCTAGTACGCAAGTCAAACCAAGAAAGATTTGTTCAGCAAAGACTGAATGAACGTCATGGTTTAGCGAATAGAGAACTAGGGATTACCAACGCTAGAGATCTAGACATGGATGATCCTATATTTGCCCAATGGGTACTTAGCAGTCCAAGTAGAAAGCAAGTCGTGTTGGATTTTGGAAACTCGTCAGGGTTTGTCGATCTAATGAGATCATTTCTCTTCGATTATCCAGAATTAGCAAGTAGGACACAGTCCGAGCAGGAGACTGCTAGGCCAGTGGAGACTGCTAATACCTCTAAGAGAAGGTTAGCAAGCCACGCTATTCCAGTAAAGCCAGCACAAAGAAACCGAGAACCAAAGCGTCTAGAATCTACAGAAGATAAACAAGCGTTTTGGGGAAAATTAACTAGTGCATCAGCATAGGAGTTGAGAAATGGCTTACACAGTAAGTAACTACACCTCAATGGGTGGATCTCTTTATGGAGATCTAAGTGTTGAGGATGCTTTGACGATTCAAAGCAAGATGCTTCCCATCGCTAAGAAGAACCTGACCTTCGCCCGATTCGCTCAGAAGGACAGTAAAGGACAGAACGAGGGAAACGTCATTCGACATCGAAGGTATAAGAAGTTTTCTGTAAGTACTACCCCATTGGGTGAAGGTGTGACCCCTGATTTTGATTCGCTAGAATCAGAAGTTATCTCACATACCGTGAGACAATACGGGCGCTACACCCCTGTGACCGACCTCATGGAATTATTGGGACAAGATCCATATGTCTCAATTATTACTGAGCGTCAGGCCATCCAAGCTGCTGAGACAATGGATTTGTTAGCATACAAACACTTCCGTGCGCCCAGCAACGTAGTATACGCAGGTGGTGCTAGCTCACGATCTACTGTAGTAGATGGCCTATCCACTACAGGTGCAGAGTTTGACTCCGTCATTCGTTTCCTTGAGAACAACGATGCTGTCAAGATGACAGAGATGTTATCTGCTACTCCAGACGTAGACACTCATCCGATCAGACCGGGATTCATTGCGATCTGTCATCCTAACTTGCGACAGGATCTGGAAAATATTACAGGCTTTGTGCCAGTAGAAAACTATTCAGACTCCGGTGCAATCATGGACTTTGAGATTGGTAGCTATAAAGGCATTCGCTTTATTGCAACCACTCAGGCAACATCTTTTGATTACAACGGAGATGAGTCAGTAGGTGCTGGGGCGCTAAATAGCTCTGTGAATGGAACCACTTATCCTAACGGTCTGCTAAATAAAGGAGCTACTGCACGGGTAGAAGTTTATCCTATCGTGATCTTTGCAAAAGATAGCGTGGGTACAGCTACTATCGGTGGTATGGATAGCATCGTACCTAAAGTAGTACGACCTACTCCTAGTGGTACAGACCCCTTGGGTCAACGTGGAACCGTGGGTTATACATTCTTCATGGGTCAAGTAATTCTTAACGAGGATTGGTTGATCACTGTAGAGACAGGTGTCCGTGACCTCTCTGCTAGCATAACTGCTGGAACAGGGGCATCATGGGATGTACCACCTGCACCTTACGGAACTAATAGCTAATTAGTTTAACTATAAGCTAGCGAGAGTCTCGCTAGCTAATTCGCAATAAGGAGAATATTATGCGAAGTGATAAGCAACAGATGAGCTATGTTCCGCAAACCACGGAACATATCTCTGTAACCTCAATGGGTACTAGTGGCTCAGCTACTGGTACTACAGTTATTGATGTTACTGTTCCTCCTGAGTGTATTATTGAGAAAGTTGAAGTAGCAGTTGTTAATGCTTTTGCTGCAGCTACCTCAGTAACACTTGATATTGGTTCTTCTGCTGATACAGACCTGTTTACTCCTAGTTCTATTACCCTAAGTGGGGCGGGAACTAATGCAGCAACAGCACCAGCAGCACAAACCTATGCTACTCCACAGGTATTAATGACTCCTGTGTCCTCACTAGCAGCAGACCGAATCGTTCGATTCACGTTTGCTAATAGTGATGCCGTTAACGCAGATACTGGAAATGTAGTCTGCTACGTAGTGTATCGATTCGCTCCGAATGGAACTCCTACACGGGTAGCTTAACCCTAAGCCGCAGGTTCTTCTGAGCTTGCGGCTTTTCTTTTTCCTTTTCTAGTGAGATAATCACTATGTCGTATGCGTATGAACCCCAGCAGAACTCTAGTTACTTCAATTCAGGAACCGGACGTTATCATGCGGTAGACCCCCGTCAGAACTTAGCGCCTGAGTGGGATGGTAACCCCGATTCTGTACCTCCCGGTTATGGGGTAATTCGTTTAGAGATGGGTCGAGAGCCACATGAGACAGATGCAGTTAGCGTTTTCGTCAATGGCTTTAGAGCGTTAATCCCTAGAGGATCAGCTAGAGTAGTAAGTGGTATTCATATCAATCGTTTGATGGAATGCTTTGTTACCGAGTATACGCAGACCCAGTACTACCGACCACCTGAAGGTTATCGAAGGCCACGCTTCCCGATCTCTGTAATCCTGCAACCAAAAGGTTCTGGTCTAGTTGTAGACGAGAAGACAGGTACAGAAGTAAAAGCAGAAGCTAAAGAAGTTCGTGCGCCACGCAGGAAACAACATTCTTTAGAAGTTGGTGAGAATGAGTCTAACTCAGGGTCAAATACTTGATCGTGCAGCTACGCTTTTACAGGACACTGCACATCGAAGATGGACTGAACCGGAACTAAGAAAATACATTTGGGATGCTCAGCATGAGTTTGTTAGAATCACTGAGTTTCCTATAGTAACTTCTGCGGTTACAATAACGGATGATACCCCTGTGTTTAATCGTCCGTCCAATCCTCCCTTGATGGATTTAAAAAGGGTTAGGATTTCAAATACTTCTGTAGAAATTCCAATTGTTACTCCAAATCAGCTTGACGAGAATACCGTTATTCTTGGTCAGATAGTAAAAGCTGATTGGCGAGAGCAACGTGGCCCTATTCGGGCTATTGTGCTTGAGCATATGAGTAGCCCCACCTTTCGAGTTTTCCCTTACCCAGAATCTACTGACAAACTCTTTAGTACTAATTTACTAAGCGCAGTCCCTGCTTATGATATTGTAGGCGACAGTGCTACAGACGTATTAGTCTATGGTGGAAGCGTCATCACTTCTATTACTGAATCAGCCGAAGTTTATTTTGAAGGAATCCTAGAAACTCCTTCTGATCGTATTCGTCCAACTTCTGATTCAACAGAAGATCCTTACGTTGATGGGGATACAGAATACCCGATAATCAGCCCAACCTACCACGAAGCACTTGTTTGGGGTTGTGTGGAACGGGCGTACATGAAAGAAAATGAACTAAGAAATATTGAGAAAGCAAATATGTTTCGCCAACGATTCTTAGAACAGGTGGGTTCTGCAAGAAGACTAGAACCACAGAACACTTTAACCCGAAACACAGGG